AAGCTGTTTATGATAAAATATCTGATAGAACTGCTAGTTATATACCTAAAATGGTTAACGCTATCAAATTAATATATGCTTTAGAAGATACAGAAGCTATTATGAAATGTTGTAGTTTAATAGCTCCTGATAGAATTAGTGTTGTTTCAAGTAAACTTGAGAGTACTCGAGAAAACTCTGTAAGAACACAAATACAAAATCTTATAGGTGTATTTGAAGGCGGTGATGATGTATATACTAAATTATATATGAAGCAACTTTGTGAAGAATTGCAAGAAATGCATGATATTGCTAATCATAGACGTAAAGCTGAAGAATTGCAAGAAGAATTAGATAACGTTATAGACAATATAGATTTTAATTATGATCAAGACGATTTAAAGAAAGAGTTTAAAAAAATGTCTAATAATATAGTATCAAATACTAATACATATAGCCATGCAGAGTAAATATTATGGATATAGAGCTAAATACTATAACAATCAAGAATTAGATTTTGGAAGTGTAGATCAAAGAAGTTGTATTATACATCCTAATATAGATTCACTTACTGCTAATAGTATTTTAAGTACATATGATCTTAGTGCATATGCTCATGTAAATATTACACAAGAAATGATACTAGATGGTTTTAAAAATTACTACAACAAAGATAAGAAAGTTGTAGTAAAACCTAGTATGTATTGGTTTCATCATTTCTTACGTAAATGTGACAATCATATTTTATCTATGGTTACTAATGAAAATATGGGATATAGTCACATTGCCTCTAAAGCAATTATGGAAGCTTTGTATAATTATTTAAGGAAACAAGATCCTGATTATATAGACGAAGAGAATCAAAAGGTAACTAATGGATGTGCATCTGAAGAGTTAGACAAAGCAGCTAAATCTGCTATTAACAAGGCTAAAAAAGCTATACAAGATTTACAAGATACCGCAGCCAATTTCGGCTGTGGTAAATCTTTTGGTAAAACTTTAGAGCAAGCTAAAATACTAGATGATCCTAATCTTCTAAAAAAGATTAAAGTTAATGCTTCTGAATTAAGTAAAGTAGTTAATCATATAATTGATAAAGCTGTTAGTAATGTAGGTGGTAAAAGATATACCGTAGAAGAATCTATTTTTGAATCGGACGATCTAGAAGATATAGCTAATATTGAGAATTTTGCTCATGTAGCATTATTAGATGATCTTTCTGTTAAAGAGAATAGATATATTTTAAATTTTGATCTTTTTATAGATGACTCTGGTTCAATGGGCACTAGAGTTAACTTAGCAAACAAACGTGTAGAACTTAGAACTATTGCTAGAATGGTTGCATTTCAAATGTATGCTTCTAAATTAGTTAAGGATACTTGGATATTTGCTTGTAAAGGTGAATTATTTAAAATACCACCTGAAGAGATATTTACTGCTAAAATAGATGGTGGTACTAATTTAAGTCAATGTATTAGACAATCTCTTAAAACAGATAGACCTGCTTTACTTATTACTGATGGTAATGATTGGTTAGAAAAAGATCTTAAGCATAATCCTAAACTTTACATAGTTGCTATTTATATGAATCATCTAAGTGAAAGTTTTCTTGAATATGGTAAAAGAGGTCAAGTATTATTTTATAATCCACAATTACCTACTCCTTTTACTAAAGGTAAAGTTAAAGATAATTATGTAGTATGCTAAAAGAAATAGTTAGAAAATCAATGATTATTAGACCTTCATTTAGGTCTACTGATTTTATTTCTCCTAGCTTCGGCCACGGTTGCTTGTATAATTGTTCATATTGTTATATGAAACGTAGCAAGCCAGAAGGTTTAACTATAGCTAGCAACACTGGTGATATATTAACTGCGATTAATAATCATGCATTTTTCACTGCTGTAGATAAACCTAATCAAACTCATGCAACTTATACAACATATGATATAAGTTGTAATGAGGATTTTGCATTACATGCAAAGCACCATGAATGGGAAAAGATCTTTGAGTTCTTCAGAGATCATCCCATTGCTATGGGTAGTTTTGCTACTAAACGCGTTAATCCTATACTAACTACGTTTGATCCTAAACAGAAAATTCGTATTAGATTTAGTTTAATGCCGCAAAAAATTGCTAATTTACATGAGCCGCACACATCTAAAATTATTGATAGAATAAAAGCTATCAATGCATTTATAGAAGCAGGTTATGATGTACATGTTAATTTTAGTCCTGTTATACTTTACAAAAACTGGTTAGAAGACTATGCTGATTTGTTTCATATGTTAGATGATTATGTAGACGGTCCTTACAAAAAGGATGTTCTTGCAGAAGTAATTTTTCTTACACATAATGAAGACAAACATTTAACTAATATGGAAAATCACCCTGAGACGGAAAAGCAATTATGGGTCCCAAAGATCCAGGAAGTAAAAACTTCTCAATATGGTGGTAAAAATATTAGATATAGAGCTGGTCTTAAACGTAAGTATATAAATAAGTTTATAGAATTACATGATAGTATCATACCTTGGAATAAAATTAGGTATATATTTTAAAGAAGGAGAACTTAATTGTTCTCCTTTTTTTTAGACTTTATCTTCCAAATTTAGCATTACCTCTAGTGTAGTATTCCATAGCTTCTTTTAAGTCTTTATGTTTTTCTAGTTGCTTCCACCATGGTACTATATCTCTAAATCTGTATTTTATTTTAGTTTCTCCTTTTCTTTTACCTGTTTTATAAACTTCATAAGGACCAAATCCTAAATTATCATCAATAAGCTGATCACCTAATTGTAGTATTCTTTGTACTAATGTTATACTTACAGCTGGAGAACCTAATATTCTTAAGAATTCTCTTGGATCTGTATATTGCATTAACTCTGAATTTAATCTATTTGCCCAAAGAGCCATTGCATAGTATAATGGATCATCTTCTTCATCTGCAGATGCTGCAAGCACACTTCCTAATACTCCAGTAACAATCATAGAGCCTACTTCTCCAATAGTTCTTCTTATTTGTGCTTTTTCATATGAATTTAAAGTATTCCATTCTCTTTGAGACATACCTGCTAATTTAAATCTAAATCTGTGTAAATCTTTTAATACATTTTTAAAAAATTTAATAGTTGTTACATAGTCTCCATCCATTTCGGTATTAAGACCCATTTGGTAATTCTGTAGATTAGGCATATTAGCTTTTTCAGACCAAATTTTAGAAATATTTCTCCATCTTTTAGCAAATCCAGGAATCATAAATCTTCTCATAGAAAACATTAAAGTACCCCACCATTTAAACTCAGCTGCATTTTTATTATTTTTTGCATAGTGACCATGAAGATAACCATTTATTAATTGTAATGGTCTAACTATATGTTTAGATACAAAAGCAGTTTTATTAGGATCAGATTTACCATCTACACTTGTACTTGCTACCCTATCATCTAGTTTTAAAGAAAACACACCGTTTTCATCTTCTACTCTTTCATGAGCATCTAACAAACTCATTGCTTTTTTAATATCTTTAGTTGTGCCTCCTTTAGTAAGATAGTTACCATCTTTATCAAATACTTTTATATTATCTAAAAATGCCATAGCAGGGACACCGTGGTTAAAATATTCAGGTAAACTAATCGTAGCCCATAAAGAATCACCTTTTGCTAATTGTGTAAATCGATGGGTATCTGCAAAATTATATCCTCTTATACTAAAATTATTCATTGCATCATATTTTTCTAATATAAGTCCTACAAAAGATTGTGGTTTACGTTTACCTATATCATTTAATATACCAGGTGTACCATTTATAAATTTATAATATGCTGTCATTAAATTTTTACCATTCCAATGATAACCTCCTACAGCTTCTATTACAGACATAGCTTGACCATAATTATAATTAGCTCCAGTTGCTATCCAGTTAAACTGTAATAATAATGCTCCTGCATATGTACCAATATTGTTTATAATTTTTGCATTAGAAACTTCTTTTGCTTTTTTGATTACTAATTTACCATCACCTGGATCAACAACAACCATATCTTTACCTATTTTAGTCGACTTACCCATCCAACCTTGCGCATTTATTTGAAAAACTCGTTGATCTATGTGCTCTCTGATTAACTGATAAGCATTACTTGTTCCCTCTTTTCCTTCTCCTTGTCCTTGTTTAAACATTTGCGTAAAATACTTTTTAGCTTTATTGTAGACATTATCGTATCCTTCTTTTATAGGTACTTGTCTTTTTTTCATAAAGTATTCTATCATTTGTACTTCAGGTAGTATATTATTATACTCATGAAAATGTAAAGCTGTAGCATAATTTTTTAAAACTAAATCTACTACATTAAAAGACATGTTTTCTAGTCCTACATCTGATCTACCATGTATAGGTATATATCTTCTAACATCTCCTCGTACATCTGCATATACTTCTTGACCTTCTTGTTCTTCTAATAATTGATCTATTCCTTCTATAGTAGGATCTGTTTCTTCTTGATCTAATCTTTTTTCTTCTCCTCTTATTTCATCATCTTCTTGTACAAGCCATGATTCTCTTACATATTCTTTAAAAGAATCCCACATAGATATACCTGCAGTTTTTGCATCTTTACTATCTGTTAAAATTCTTTCTTTAGCTAATTTACGATATTGGTAAATTTTAGATCCTAGTTTATAGTGCCCTGGTACTATTAAATCTGCTCCTCTTTGTAAATCCATTAAATATTTATACAAATTTAAAACAGCCTCATCACTTTTTAGTAATTCATTATACTGAGGATTTTCCCATTTAGCTTTTGGTCTACTTACTGCGATACCTTTAGCTGCTTGTTCTTTTTGATATTGTCTAGCTTCTTCTACTTTTTTAGATGCTATTAGTCTTGAGTATTTTTTATCAGTTGACCAATTTTCTTTGAACCACTGTCTACGCATTTCTTTACCTTCTTTTTCACTAATATTCTCAGCAAAAGACTCTTCTAGTATTTTCTTTTTTTCTTTATATACTTCACTTTTATATTTTTCTACAAAATGACCTGTACGTAATCCATCATCGTCTAATTCTAAAAACGGTGCATATAATTCAGAACTTTCTGTAGCTAGTGCTCCTATTTCTTTTTTTCTATGCTCTTCATATGCTTTAGTTAAACCATATAATTCTGTAACTTTTATTAATAATTCTTGACGGATCTTATCATCTGTTACATCGAACTTTTCAGAAAGTAACTGCGCAACACTATCTTTTTGTCTTCCTAATGCAACCATAAACTGGTCCCACCTGCTAATATCTCCAGTAGATGTATGAAAAATATCTTTTAACCAATTAACTGATTCAGTATATATTTCACTTTTATCTTTTTCTAGTTGTTCCCATACATACTCATCTCTAGCAGCTTCATATTTTTCTTGTGAAACTTTTTCTCCATCTAATTTACGAGTAGATAACCATCCTTCTATAGGATTTTTCTCTTGAAAATCTTTTCTATATTTTTCTACATATACTTTTTGTTTAACTGTAGTAAAATGTGGCGCATATTCATGTGCTAATATATTAGCCGCTGCTATTTTATATTTATTTTCAATTCTATTTCCTGCTACTTGTAATTCTTCTAAAACCTCAAGCTCATCTTCTGTTATTATATCTAATCCTTCTGCTTCTTCTGCTTTTGAATTATAATCATTTAGTATACCATCAGCTAAATCACCATATCCTTTTATATACTTGTACATATCTTGTACTAGCTTAGCTTTTTGGTCCCTAACTTTTTTATTTTGCCACTCGACTTGACTTATTTTACCAATATTATCTAATTGTTGTAAAATTTTAGCTGCTTGATCAGCGGCATTATCTAAAAATGTAATAAAAGCTTTTTTGTTCTCTGCTTCAGTATAACTTTCTAGAAGTTTTTCAATCTCTTTTAGATTATCTATATATAATTCAGCACCTTTAGTCCTGTTAAATTCTTTTATTTGTACATTTAAAGTATCAATAGATTTCTGTATATACTTAAGTTTTAAATCAGTTACTTCTTTAGTTTTTTTACCTAAATATTTTTCTTTTAGATTTTCTTTTTTCTGGTCTAGTACTTTTTGTTTAAAATCTAAAACATGTTCTAATAAAGGCATACCTTGCTTATCAAGCTTACCTTCAAAAAATTCACTTTTTGGATTAGCAATAAAATTACCAAAGTATTGAAAAAATTCTTTACTCAATACAGATTGTAATATCTCATCACCTTTATTAGTTCCAAATTTTTCAGATAATTCTTTACCTAAAGTAGGATATACTTGTTTACCAGTAGGTAATGTTACTTTAATTTTACAAGGTTTTCTAGCCATTATTTTCTTTTCTTAACTTTTACGCACTTATCTTTACCGTTCTTAGTTCCAGCATATCTATAACCTTTCCAACATGCTTTACCATCGGCCCCTTTTTTCTTATTACTTTTTCTTTCTGCCATATCCTTTTCTTTTTTTAACTGGTCCACCTTTTTTATATGCTTTTACTGCAGTTCCTCTTTTATAAGTTGATCTTCTTTTCATCATTTTTTTATATGTTTTGCGAATGTTACGGACATTCTATGTTAGTATCTAGTTCATCATTTTCAGTAGAGTCGTATATTCCACCTTCAAAAGTTTCTATATCATCTTCTTCTATAAAACTAAATCCTTCTTCTTCTGATTGTTTCAAAATATTATCTAAATTATTATCTGGCACAAACGATCTATCTCCGTCTGATTTAGAATACTCGTAAATATAACGATTATTTGCATCTCTTAATCCTAATTTATGAGTTATTTTATACACACCTTCTCCTTTACTATTTACTTCAGTAAATTTATATAAGTTATTTTCAAAAGTAATAAAAGGTTTATAGTTTGTATCATCTAATTTAAATTTACTTGACTCAGTTTTAAATTCTATAGCAACTCCTGTTTTTTTCTTTTCATGTCTTTTCATACTTTTCTTTACAATATCATTTTTACGTGCATTCGGCACTAAAATTTTATTATGATGTAAGTGTCTGTATACTTGATTAATTATATCCATGAAATATTCAGAATCATTCAAACTTAATAGATTTCTTTCTGTTTTTAATTCTGGGTTTTTTAAATTCTTAAAACTTTCATTAATTTTAATAGATAGACTTGAGTCTTGTGGTGTTAATTCATGGAAAGAAAATAAATTAGTTCTCCATGCTGAAGCATATAATGCATATTTAGGTAATTCTTTTGTAAAAAATTCTTCAGTTCTGCTTGACCAGCTATTTACTAATCTATCACTAGTTGCAGAATCTTTAATAGCAGATGTGTTACCTTTTATATATCCTATACCTCCTTCTCTAGATTTTAAAGGTGTAAGAAAATCTACTATTGCTACGTTTTGTAATTTATTTTTACCATGTTTATAATTCCATAATTTATTTGCAGTAGAATTTTCACCATAAAACATATTTTTTAATTCTGCTTTACTAGTATTATCTATAGCCATATACATAGAAGCATATAAATGATCTATTATTAGGTTAATTGTTTCTACACTAAAATCACTTAAATCTCTACCTGATTGTACTGCAAATACATTAAGCGCACCAACAAATGCATTACTTGATTCTAAAAACATTTTTTCAGTACTATTTATAAATAGTTTAGGAGCATTTTCAGTATATGCTTCAATAGCAGTTCCTTTCATTTTACCTTCTATACCATATAAATTCTCATCATTCATGGCATTATTCATTCTATCTAAAGTAATTAATGATGCTGCTATACTACCACCTGTTCCTGATACATCCGCAGACATTGCTGCCATTTGATTATTTAGTGACTTTGCTCTACCTGAAATATCTTTAAAATATTGTAATATTTGTAATTGCTCTTTAGGAAAAGATACTCCCTGGCCTATCATTTCATATAATTTTGATGCAGGTATTACTCTTGTTACTTCTCTAGAGTCTATTAATTTATTTAAAGTTTTACCTTCTGTTGAAATTAATTCATTATCTTCTTTATTATATTTATATCCTCCTATTTTAGCATATTTTGTTAACACAAGTTCTTGTGCAGGTATCAATCCTTCTTTGTCATATTGTTTTTCTGATAGATTACCTTCGTTATTATCCATAGTAGTAATCAAATCTTTTATAATAGGTTGCGCCATAAAGTAAGCAATCCATTCTTTTGGAGCCCCAGCTCTAATTAATAAAGCCCTGTGATTATTAGTAGCCGCACTTAAATTTAATCCTTGCGCTGTTTCTGGATCTCCTTCTATATCTACATTTATGTTTACTTGTGAAGATAATGTATCTGCTATAAGATTACCTTCTACATCAAACATTTGTCTTAGATCTGTTATACCTAATGAATTATCTTCATGTCCTATTGACATAGATTCTACACCAAATATTTCATCTAATGTATTATAGGATGATATACCATGATCTGAAGTATGTAATGAAAATTGACCTGTACCTGCTGCTCCTACTTGGAAAATTCTTTTTAAACCTAATTGATACATTGGACTTGCCCATTCTAGATCTTTTCTAATACTTAATAAATCATTTACTTTATCTATGTACTCTTCTTTATTACGTCTTAGTTTAGTTAATGAAGCTTTATCTCCTTGAGATAATCTAGAAATATTTTCTTTAGCTCTAATTCTAGCAGCAAAATATCTATCATCTAGTGTTTCAATTGGTTTCATAGATCTTTTATGTACATCAACATCTGATAAAATTTCTGTATATAATTCTATCATTCTATTATGTAACGCTTTTTTACTCTGCTCGCCAGCTGGCTTAGACTTATCAAATTCTATGTATTCAATTTCTTTTGTTTTTTTATTATATGTGAAATAAGGTAGTATAGTATATAGCTTATCAAAATCAAAATCATGTCCTGTTTTAGGTACCATTTCATTATAAGCAATTACAGAATTACCCATAGATTGTGGTAAAAATCCTACAACTTCATTTTGATCAATAGAAGATAAGAATTGTGTTGGTATTCTATAACTAATTAACTTACGCAATCTAGGATCTGTTAAATATTGTTTAACTTCATTCATAGATAATTTACCGCTTGGTATAATTTTACCCATCCAATGTGGCAACCAAACATGTCCTGGTATTACTTTACCATTTTTTATATATGTAGGTTTTAATTCTTCAGGATTTACAAAAGCGCTCTTTTTCAACATATCTTGTTCTATAGGGCTTAGCTCGCTAAATTTAGTGACAGGTTCGTATAAACTAGCATTAATTAAAATCTTACCTCCACCTGGACCCTTAACTTTAACAGCTGCTTTTGTATACATTGATGCTACTATCTGTTGTACTTTACGTCTTATTGGACTAGCAGACAATTCATTTACAAAATCATTATCAACTACATCTAAATGCTTTCTTAAATGACGTGATATATTTGTAGTTCTAGACATATTATCTTTAATATCATCAGATAATTTATTTAGATTACTATACATATAGTTATTATCATTAACACCTTCATTAATTAAATCTATACCATATTTCTTTTTTAATTCTTCTGTTTGTTTATTAGATTGTGCTGCATATATATCATTTAATTCTTTAGCTATTTCTCTATGTCTAGGTTTATCAGGATTTAAAACCTCAAGAGCTCCTACAATTTGTTTTTTAGGTTGTGATCCGATTAACTGATCACCTTTTTTTACTGGGCTTTTTTGTTGTAATTTCCAATGTCTAAATTCTAATCTCATTGGAGTTAACTCTTGGCTTAAAAGATTAGGATCTTTTATATTACCTTGCTCATCTAATATATTAATAGGATTTTGTGCTCCTGCTTTTACAGCAGACATATGTACTATAACATCTATTGGATTTGTACTATCTTCCATAGCTACTCTTAACTCATCTAGTTTAGTACCTTCTGTAAAATGTGGATACAATGGTACTTGTGAGTATTTAAGATATGTAGGTATAGACATTCCTTTTGTATTTCTTAACTGATAATGCATTCCTTTAATAGGCTGTGCTATTATCAATTCTATATCTTTTTCTTTTGCAGTTCCCCTGATTAATCTTTGGTGAGCTTCTTCTTTGTCCTTACTCCAACCTTCTAATCCTGTTACAATATCTTTATAATGTTGTGCTGTTATATAAGCATTTCCATCACTACTTGTAATTCTACCTAATTGTGGATGTATATCAGAATTTTTAATAATATCATTAATTACTGCAGCTGTATAATGAGTTTTTATATTACCATATTCATCTTTAATTTCTCCAATTAAATCTCCTGTAGCTAATAAAGAAGGAGGTCTTTTTTCTATACTTGTACCTTTATAAAATGCAGGATCACCTAAAAACATATGCTGCATCTCAAGATTATTCATCATACTATTTATAGTATACTCAGCAATTGCTCTTTTTATAGCTTGTGTTCTTGTTTCAGAATACTTTTTTTCGTATTTTTTTATTATATTTAAATCAATAGCTTTATTTATAAGTATATCATTATCTCTTTTTATTAATCCTATTTTTATAGATTCTAGATATTGTTCTTTTACTCTTTCTTCTAACACTTTTTCTATATAAGGATATAGTTTAGTAGCTGTATCTTTATCTAATGTTTCTACAAGTGTACCATCGCTTTTAAAGAATAAAGGCGCTAGTTTTTGGTCTATATTTAATGTAGGAAAATTTAAAAATTGTAATCCTTTAGCTTTACTAAAATCTTTTTTGCCTTGTTTATCTATACTATAATGATAATCAACAATCATATCTTTTACTGCTAATCCTCCTGCAATATGACCAGCAACTTGTGACATTCTATTATACTCTGCTAATACTTTATCTGCAAACATACCTTTGATACCATCAGAAAATCTAATAGCATCATTTTCCCAATGAAAACCTGCTCCTAAATCTATTTTAGGTAATCCTTTAAAAAACTGGAATACAGATTTACTTGCATATGTCATAGGTAAACTATAACCATTTAATTCAAGAGCCATTCTCATAGCTACTTCATCAATCTTTTTTAAATTTTTAAATGATTGTCCTATAGTTTCTCCTCCTCTTAATGCGCCCATAGTTTTAACTTCTAGTTCTACTCTGGTATCTTCGCTTTGTTTTAGACTATTTAAATATCTTGATGTTCTATTAAAAGGAGAAGCTAGTAAATCATTTACATGTTTATTATTATTTAAACTACCATTTTTTACTATCCTAGCTATATTTGTCATGTAGTTATAAGGAGCAAATAGCCAATGCGACTTATTATTTGCTGTACGTATAACAGATTCTCCGTAATGATTTAAATACTTAGCTGTAGAATTAGCTAGCGTTCTTATTATTTTTTCATCTTTAAAAAAGTTATTATCATTAAAGTCAATACTTTTACCTTCTCCCATTTTTTGTAGAGAGTATCCTGACCCTAAAAATAATTTATTGATACCTGATACAAGTCTCATAAATTTTTGTAAATTATCTTTACCATTTAAAGATTGATAAGCATCTCGTAATTCTTTTGTAGATGTATTTATACCTACTTTAGCTAATATATCTGATATTTCTTTACCTAAACTATCTGTTAATATACTGTTATTTGCTATAAATCTTGCCTTAAGCCCTGGATTATTCGGCCTGTTGTTTTTTAATGTTTTCCATTCAGTTACAATAGGTGTTATATTTTCTTTGTTTCCAACTATCTCACCTTCTTTAGTTTCAAATAAATTTAAATCTTGGAAATTCTCTAACCATTGGTTTACTACTTTAGACCTTCTAGAAAATTCTCCTGGATCATATAAATTAAATTTAACTGCGCCAGGCTTTCCTCTGTGATTTGCATTTAAGAAATTCATAGATCTTAAATTAAATGCAGCATGGAATTTAGTTTTTAATCCTGGTATTTTGTTAATAGCATCATAAATATATCTAAAACTAGGATCTGTAGATTCTAATTTTTTTAATTTATCTAGCATTTGTTTTTCTGAAGTAACAAATTCATCACCTATATAGTCACTAACTATATCAGATAGTTCGTTTTCTAGTATAGAAAATAAATTATTACCATCTGCAGGTTTTACTAAATTAGTATATGGGCTAATCTTAACATCATAACTACCTTCTTTTAATTTAAGAGAGTTTAATTCTGGTGTAAGTAATACTAATAATTTTATAGCAGGCCTAGCTTTATCTCTATTAGATATTTCATAAGCAGGTCTTACTGCTTCTAGTATTTCTGTATTATTCTCATCAATAGCATTTTCAATCTCAGTTTCTACAGTAGTATCTTTACCATTAATAAATAATAAATGGCTTCTTAGTTCGTTTTTAAAGAACTCTTCGTGATCTACAATTTTATTTAACCATTGCTTACTCGGGTCTTTTGCTATTTGTTCTTTAATATTATTAAATGTATTTTCTATATCAACAATTATTTCATCTTTCTCAAGTAAAGTTCTAATACCCCCTGAGTTATCAACTGCATGTCTAAGTAAAGATAAACTTATATCACCAATTTGATCTTCATTAAATACTCTTTCAGCTACTTCAGAATAAGATATTATTCCAGCTTCAGATAGAGCTTTCATTCTTTCTGGTCTAGGATTTTTACCTTTGTAATAACCTTCATGAATATTTTTAAATAAAGAATCAACTGTTGTTTTAGGCTTGCTAAATAATCCTTTAATCCAATTCCATAATCTTTTAAAGAAATTAGTTTCTTTCTTACCAAATCTAGTTTTACCGTCTGATGCTGCATAGTTTTGATAATTATTTGCTCTATGCTCTGATAAATATAAATGTCTATAGTAATCATCTTTAGTTTTAAAACCTAATTCATTAACAGCTTTAGTACTAATTTTATTACCCCATCTTGTTTTATATTTATATAAATCTGCAACACTAGGTAATCCTACTATCTTCATAGTCTCGTTATTTAACTCTTGAATCTCTTCATTAGTTAACATAGTTTCTTCAATAGCATGATATAATTCATGGTATTCTACACCTGTTGCCGCTTGTCTAGATAATTTAACACCTGTTGCTTGGAACATACCTTGAGCATAAGAACCTAATTCATTTCCTATAGATATAAAATCATCTATAAATTCTAAAGGAAAATCTGTTCTTTTTTCCCAATACGCTCTAGCTTCTGCTTCATCTATAATAGGGCTACCTAAAGTTTCTGGTGTAACCTCAGAGAACATACCCATATCTTCATTACCAAAATCTAATTTTTTTGTAGTATCTTTCAGTTTAATTATATCCTTTCCAAACTTTTTATACAATTGTTCTAATCTTGGAGCTAATTCAACAGCTTTAAGTCCTATAGCAGCACCTGCAACCAATTCTTTCCCAAGATTTTCCTTCATATATTGATCTGCTTCCTCTTCAGTCTTACCCTCATCTCTGGCTTTTTGTCTAGCTTTACTAAATTTTATACCAAGTTTTGTTGCAGATTCCATAGCAGTTTGATTATCTAAACTACCTTCTGATGTTGATAACCAATTTACTAAAGCTTGATCTTGTTTAGATAATGTAGTTTCAGTTTCTTTTTTTATTACTTGAGGTTTCTCTTTAGCATTTACTTCATTACTTAAAAATATATTAGGATCCATAAAAGGATTAGTTTGTATATCTGTATTAACAGTTATAACTCCTTGATCCATTAAGATTGTATTATAATCATCATTTTTTCCCTTCTCAATCTCAGTTCCTAAGAAATTTATTTTTTCTAGCGCTTCAAGCTCTCCAGAAAATATACTTCTATTTGTGTATTGTAGATCAATCCTACGTTTTTTATGTTGTTTTATATGATTTATAACAGCCTCTTCTTCTTGTGGTGTTAACTTACCTTTACTTGTTTTATTACTACCATAATGTATACGTTTGTTAGTAAGGTCGACATATAATTTATTATCTATTTTAGATGTACTGGCACCTGGTCCTTCATATACTAATAGATTTAACATTTGCCCATAAGTCAATCCTGAATTAGCATAAGGAGTTTTAGGACTAGCCTTTTTACTAAGAAAAGATTTATATATATTTAATATAACTTTAGCTTCCTGTGTATTTATATTTCTATTATTTGCTTTAACAGGAGTAACACTGTTAGGTCTATTTATTTCTAAAAATACCCAACCATTAAATTTATCTTGCCATTTAAAATGAGGATGTATATATTCACTACTAGTTTTATTTTCACGTAGTGCTTGTTCATTCTTATCTCCAATAGCAACTCTACCTAATGTATCACCAAATACTTGTCTTGGATCATTTTGTTCTTCTCCATATTTAATTCTTTGATAACCATATATATCTTCTATACTACCTATAGGAGTTTGATTAAGAGCTAATATATTATATATTTGTGTTTTTAATTTAATTAAGTTGTTTTTAGTTTCTGCTATCATTGCATTATCATACAACACACCTCTTACCTCACGTTCTTTAGCTCTTTCTTCTGTTCTAGATTTTACTATTTGTCCAGTTTTTTTATTAACTAGCACCATTTCTATTGGCAAACTAATTAATTTTTTTGTAAGATCTTCTACATTAGTATTTAATTCTTTTGCTATTCCTGGAGTTATAGGTTTAGGATTTTTAAATAAATTTACTACACCTTCGCCAAGATTATCTATTAATCTTTGGCTAAATCCAGCAGAATTTATTCTGTATATTACATCATGGTTTTCTATAATTTCTTTCTCAGGAGTTTGAGATAAAAAATAAGAAGTTTGTGGTTCCATTGATGCATAAGAACTAGTGCCTGATACTCTTCTTAAAAATACAAATCTAGGTCTTGGTTCTTTTTTTAATCTAATATCATCTTCTTTAGCATCTCTTTGTGCTTGTTCAGCAGTTATTTCATCTCCTGTGTTTTCTAAATTATCTGGATTAGTTCCTTTTATTTGAGCATTTTTATGACTACCTACAACAGTACCTTGTCTATTAGATCCTTCATTACGTCCTTTATGTTCTCCTTCTAATACTTCAGCTAAGCTAAGAGTTTCATCTAATATATCATCTGGTATTATAGCGCCTTCTTCATTAAGGTCTTGGTCAGCATATAATCCGCCAGCTTCTATCTTTTTTCTAGTCTCTGATAATTTATCTTTAACACCTTCAAATGTTTCTAATTTATCAAGTTGGTCTTCAGGTATTTTTTCTGTTATACCTGTAGATTTTATTTTTACATCAAGAGTACCATCAGAATTACGTTTTAATACAGTTCCTTCATTTCCTTTATAATATACTAAATCATTTTCATTTATATCTCCATCAGGATCTTTTATCTTTTGCTTAACCTCTTCTGCTTTAGCTGCTTTCTTTTGGCCTTCTTTTTTGTTTTCAACAAAAGACTTAAGCTCTTCAGCATATGGTTCAAAATATTTAATATTCTCACCATCAAGTTTTTCCATCTCAAGATAATAATTATTATGTCTCTCAGCTTCTAACTCTGCAATTATTTTTTTACTTTCTAAATCTACTAATTTATCATCTTGACTAAAAGTTGCTTCAGAGAACCCTCCATATGTTTCTATTGCTTCATCAACTTTACCTAATAATTCTTTTCTTTTATTTTCAAGTTGTTCTAAAGTATCTCTAAGTACTCTTTCATTAACTTTCTTTGGGTTAACTGCTTTATTTTTATCTTTTAGTATACTTTTAATATCTGTTATAGCTCTATCAACAGCTTTTAAACTGTTGTTTATTCTATTCATTTCTTTAAAGCCGTCCTTTCTTTCAATACCTGAGTCTGCTTCATAAATAGATTGTATAGTATTTTCTGTTTCTGCTGCTATATTTCTAGCAATTTTAGCTTTATCTTTAGACTTCATCATAGTAGCCATAACTACTTTCTTTTCATCTGCTGATAAATTTTTATACCCAGGTTGTTGTAATTTATCATAGATACCTCTCATGATATTAAGATCTGCTAAAGCTTCATCTTTTGTAAGCTCAATAAAATTATCTTCAGGTAATTTATTTATTATCTTTGTAATATCTTCTACAGTTTTACCTTTTGAAAACATATCATAATAACTACCTGCTCTATAAAGAACTTGTTCTTCTCTACCATAACTATCTATAACATCATTTATATGTTTTTTATTAGCTTTATTATATACAGTGTTAAGTCCTTCTTTATATCCTTTAGTAAATATATTTTGTCCTAGCTCTATAGTGGCACCCATACCAGCACCTAATATAGCTCCTGCTCTTACAGAATTTCTAAATTCTGGATTGTTTGTTCTGCCTCCTACATAATCTCCGCTAAGCATACCCATCATAGCTTGACCTGTTTCTAAACCTAAACTAAAACCTCTTGATACTCTATCTAAAAATCCAACATCAAATGTTGATCCAAAACCATAAGTACCTCCTGAACTTCCTTTATCATATATACCTTCTAAATAATCTTGTTTAGTTAAAAACTGGTATCCTTCTTCCATACCTTCTATACCACCTTGATAAGCCATACCTACTCCATAACCAAGTACTTTAGATGCTCTACTAGTACCTAATAAATTACGTGTTAATCTACCCCATGGCATGAAAATACCTGCTCCTACCTGAGCTACATCACCAAAACCTAATAACATGTTTTGTTGGTACACTTCTCTTACACCTTTAGCAGCTCTTTTTTTAATTACTTCTACTAATTCTTTAGGTGCTTTTGATCTGTTTCTAGATTCCCAAAGAGCTATATCTTCTTTTACTCTAGTTTCATATGCATCCCACGCTTCTGCATTAGATTCAGCATCTCGCATATTCCAGGTTTCATATAGTCCATAACCTATACCAGCAATTGTAGTACCTGCAGCTACCCAAGGATTAACATTTGCTACACTAGTACTTGCCCATGCAGCAGCTAATCTCATTCCTACATTTTTGATAAGTTGTGGACCAACAATAGCTTTTGCCATAGACATAGCTTCAGACATAGATCCTCCTATATCTTGCGCTGCTTCTCCACTACCTAAATAAGACCACCAATTACTCGCCTCTTCTTGTTGTTGTGCAGCTGTAGCTTCTCTATAATAATCTGAAATAGGATTTCTAGATAATTCATCTTCTTCTTCTGCAATATCAATTTCAATATCTTGTATCTCAGATTCTAGCTTTTTTATTTCTCTTGTATATACTTCTATATCTTCAGGACTTAATTCAGGATTAGTATCTAATTCTTGTTTAAGCTCATCAATACGAGTTTGGTGCATTAACTTTCTACCTTTATATTTAGATAATTGTATTTGATCTATTTGTGCATATAAAGTATTCCACCAGTTTTTACTATCGCTTTGTAAATTATTTTCAACATACTCAGGCTCTACACTAAATCCAGGAAAAGCTTCAGTAATTCTTGGAGCAGTATCAATTGCATTAGTTCTTCTTTGTCTTAATAAAGATTCTGTTAATTGTATTTTAGGCTTATAATCATTGATTATAGGAGCCGTAAATCCTGGAGGTTGTAGACTTTGTAATAAATCTTGAAGATCATCTTGCTCAGTTATTGTAGGATCTTCAAATTGTACATTATATAAATCTATAGGTTTGTTAGTGTTTTCGTCACCGTTACTCATAATACTTTTTTATTTAAAACTTTCAATATGGAAATGATCGTCTTCTACTAGAACTGTAAATATAGGTTGACCTGTCATAGAATATACTGTATATTTTGGACCTAGACTAGTATCTTTTGTTTTCTTAGCCGCTGGACTTGTGTTTAACCAATCGCTAAATTTTTCATTTAACCTCACATCAATACCCATACCTTTTGTATGTGTAGAACCATGTTGACCACCTACAGTCTTATTATATTCTGGAGTTCTATATAACCCAGTTATAACAAATTCTTCACCTAAACTTTTAGCAATATCATTAATACTAACCATTACTGCTTTTGTAGTATTAGTTACATATGGAGCGTATACACTTTCAAGGAATCTTAAGTCACTATATAAATTTTCAGATACTTTATTTAATCCAAGACTTTCAGCTCTTTTTGATGCTACTGTTTTATAAGCATTAATAGACGCTTCTGTATTTATAAACTTATTATCTTTAATATACTGTACTCCATTATAAAAGCCTCCGCCTCCCCAAGGAGCTATGTGCTCATATATCAGATTTCTTTTTTCTTCAGAATCAATAGGTGTATTAAATAAATCTACAAATTGAGCCCCTAACATAGCATCTTTGTTATCTTCATATTCCCAAGGCATTATTCCTTCTGGTATTTCATCAGTATCATAGATAGGTTTTTTCTTAAAGCTACCAGTTCCAAAAGTACCATTAGTTGAGTATCCATTTTCCCATAAATCATTATCAACTAGATATGTTTCTAATCTATTTGCAGCATCTATTCTATCAGCATCACCTGAATTAATTTCAGATTCTATAAAGTCATTTATATTATTAGCTATTTTCTTTCTATGATTTACTGTACCAGATGGCATATTATCAGAATACAATCGTTTAGCATTTATAAAGTTACGTGTTTGGTTTTGGAATATAGCTTGACCAAAGATTGCATCATTTCTATTTGCATTTCTTGTTTGGTTATATAATTCTTGTTGCAATAGTCTTTCTTGATTACCAGCTTTACCTACACCATAGAAACCTTCGTTAATATTATTTGCTACTGCCCAATCATCATTCACTTGTCTCCATGCACCATTTAATTGGAAATAATTAACATCAGCTTCTCCATTATTATCTTTGTCTACATATAGTTCACTAGCAGGTGATGGGGTATACACACTAAACATATTATATCTACTATTTTCACCAACAAATTCATCATCCCAATCACCAAACCAATCACTGGCTTGGTCATATCCTTTTCTTTGGAAATATTCATCTAATTGTGCTTCAGTAAATAGCATATTACCTTGTACAAATTTACCAGTAACAGGCATACCACCTTCCTGACCTATAACCATAGTTTTAGTAGGCGCATTAGGTATATGCATCCATACTCCTCCAGATCCTGCTAACTCACTTAGCTCTACAGCCATTAAAGCATGCATATCGTCTTTATCAAGATCTAAATCCTCCATATCTTTTTTAGTACCTGCTTGATAGTTTTTAAGCATTTCTTGTAACTCAGGATTCATTACATCTACACCATACTTAGTAACATAATCTGCAACTGCTACATCTATTTCATTTTGTAGTCGATCTCTCTCTTCAATTTCAGTTTTAGATATAACATTCCAAACACCGCCTGGTGATGCTTTTTGTTTATTTTCGCTTGTTACCCAATTTTTATACCACTCAGGATCATGAGTTATAAGTTTTTGGTTTGTTTGCCACGCTTTAAAACTTGAAAATTTACTATTCTTTCCGTTATTTGTCAGTATATTATAATCTGCTTCAGTGATTTTACCATCACCATCTTTATCATAATTTTTTAAAATAGTTTTCCAATATTTCTTTTTCTTATTATAAGTACTTCTTTCATCACTAGACATCCAATCTTCTCCTATACCACGTTGCCTTCTTATTGCATCTAAGTCACCACCTAAATTTCTCCATCCTACAAATTCACCATCTTCCCAAATACCATATTCCCATTGTAGTTCTTTAATTTTGTCACCATATGTATCCATAAAACTTTTTGCAACAGATATATTATGAGCAGATATAATATCATTTGTACTACCATCTCTTTTTATTTGTACAGGATTAAGATATACTTTTGTACCACTTTCTAAAGTATAAATACCGTCTCCTAAATTAGTAGCTATTTTATTCATTATTTCAGGAGTTGTGGTAGTTTCATTAGATGTAGCCCAAGCTGTACCAGGTAAAAATGCACGATCTAAATCATCTAATACAGTAGTATTATTATTTTTATTATTAATATTAGTATTACTTTTAGCACCTCCTTGAATATCTCTACCTAAATATTTTTGACCATAGTCATATATTATTTGTCTAGCTATATCTGTATCTGTCATATTAGGAGCTCCATCATTATTCATTCTATAGTCTGCTATAGCGTCTTTACCTGCAGGAGTATTCATAAATGTTTCATCCATACCTGCAGCTACTCTACTAATATCTTCTTTAGTAACATCTTTAAGAATAAGACCAGTACTAGGATCTAATCGCTCATCAACATTCATATCTTTATAATATCTTTCTAATAATACTGATGGATCATCATATCCTGCTACAGGATTAAATGGGTATACTCCTTGAGTTTGTACATCCCACATTTGTTTTGTAGGATCACCAGCTGGTCCCCATGGATTTTGTGGAAGTCTACCTGCTTTATCAAGTTCACGTTGATGCGCTATGTTTTTGATATAGTTATTATAACTAGTTTGTATATCAGCAAGGTTAGGATCATTAGTTATTGTTGTAATATCTCTATTAATATTACCCCAAACACTTTTAGTTAGATCTACATTACTATATTTATTTATTAAGTCTTCAGCATCTTGTCTCTTTTGTTTTACATATAATTCAGATGGACTAGGTTGGTATACTCCATTCTCATCTGTAGTACCAGGTATAAAATTTAATCCAAGCACATCATCATATGCTTGGTTAAGCTTTTCTACTCTAGTATCTTGTAAATCATTTTTATATTTAGTAGCCTTGAATAATTCTTCAAAAGGATAATCAGGTACATAATCTACTATAGGCGCTGACCTTGATGTTTTATAATATCTACTCATAATTTAATTTATTAACCTGGGTAATATAGATTTTTCCAATCTAAATAATCTTGTTCAGTAGCAGTTGGATTAATAGTCCTTTTATACTCACTAAAATCCATTGCAAAATTACCTCTTTTTATATTTTCTAAATATGCTTGTTCTCTAAGTTTATTTATATCTTTCATACCTAATTGCTTAGCAAAGTTCTGTGTTTGGGTGCCCAAGTTACTTAAATTTTCTGACAATGCAGTATAATATGCGTCTCTATTTTGATCTAATTTATCATCTCTTGCTGTAGCTCCAGTAGCATCAGCTATATCACCTTGGAATCTTGTTTGTGCTATTTGATTATATAGTTGAGATTTTTGTGTATCAAATCTTAAATCAGATAAAGGTATCTGTTCCATAGCTGCTACATCTAGTGCTCGTGCACCTGCTCTTCTTTGTCCAGCACTCATTACATAATCATCTAACCTATTTATTCCTTGTCTTCTTTGTCTATCTATTACTCTTCTTGCGCTTTCTTTTCCATCATCAAATACACTTAAAGCTTTTTCTTGATCTGCAATAGCAGCATTTTCTATATCTTCAAAGTAATTTATTTCGTCTGTATCTATTCCAGCCTTAAGTGTTGTCGCTAATGGACCAAAACCTGATATAGTTGAACCTACTCCTCCTAATATATCAGGTAAATTCTTTTTAATATTCATTCCCTCAAGAAGCTCTTTAATCGTTTGTCTAGGTTTAGCTACATTGTTAGCAGGTGGTAAATTCGTCATACTACCAGGTACCCACATTTCCATATTATCATCCCACACTAACTGATCGTCTCCTTTAAAGTACTCTCCAAATGTAGGACTATTTTCATCTTCATCCATTGTAAACCCATATCTTTCTGCAGCTTCTGCTTGTAAATCTCCTCCACTAGTAGTCACATCTATAGGGTCAGCAGTTGATAATTCTGGAAGTTGTAATGCATTCGGATCAGTAATACTAGGTATTTCTTGGATAGGTAGTGTAGGTATTTCTGCCTGTCTTTCTAGATAATCAGGCACACCGTTATTATTTCTATCAATCTCTCCTATACTTGGACCTGCATCTACTGTAGGTGAGGTCATACCAAACACTTTTTGAT